ATGGTTAATGGAAGAAAAACAAATCAAAAAAGATGTTAAAGAGTTTGGGTTTGAAAAAACTAAAATGGAAAAAACAAATTTAACTTTATGGACTAATAATGATTAATTTATGAAAATTAAACTCAAACAATGTAAGCAATGTGGTGAGATGTTTAAACCATTCAATACCTTGCAAGTTGTTTGCTCGGCTATCTGCTCAATGGAATTTAACTCAGAAAAGGAAGTGAATAAGAGAGTTAAGCAAATGAAAGTAGATAGCCAAAGTTTAATCCAGTTGCGAAATTTAGCAAGAGTAAGTTTTCAGATATATATTCGACAAAGAGACAAAGACCTACCATGCATTAGCTGTAATAAGTCCGATGCTAAGTGGGATGCTGGGCATTATTTAAAAGCTGAAATTTATACTAAACTAATATTTAACGAAGATAATGTACACAAACAATGTTCTTATTGTAACCTACAATTAGCTGGTAATCTTATCGAATATCGCAAAGGTTTAGTAAAGAAAATAGGAATAAATAAAGTTCAGGAACTTGAAGATATGGCTGATTCGTCAAGAAGCTATAAATTTACCAAAGATGAATTAATTACTTTAGCAAAAAATTATAAACTAAAAATAAAAAAATAATGAGAAATGAATTTGTAACTAAATTAATTAAATCGTATTTGATTAAGTTCCCGAAACTACCATCTATGACATTGGCACGTTTAATCTATAAAGATAACGACAAACAATTTAAAGATATTGAAGAAGTAAGGAGTTCGATAAGATATTACAGGGGCAAAAAAGGCGAAAAACAAAAATCACAATTAGCAAGTAGGGAGTTCTTAGATCAAAATATTGAATTTGTAATGCCTGAATCTTATGCTGAAACTTTTGAGCCATACGAAATTAATCAGTCAAGAACCTTAATCATATCGGACTTACATATACCTTACCAGGATAACGACTCAATTCAGAAAGCTATTAATTATGGTAAGGAAAAAAAAGTAAATTGTATTTTAATCAATGGAGATGTTTTAGACTTTGCTGGTATATCGAGACATGAGAAAGACTGGAGACAAAGAAGTGTGCATGAGGAATTTGAAGCTACACGTATATTTTTAAATTCGTTACGTGAACATTTTCCGAAAGCTAAAATAGTTTTTAAATACGGCAACCATGATGAAAGATTTGAAAAATACTTATTCTTAAAAGCTCCTGAGATTTTTGATTGTAGTGATTTTCAACTTGAAGTTTTATTGAAACTTGGCGAATTAAAGATTGAAGTAGTAAAAGAAAAAAGACCTATTCGTATTGGTAAACTAACTGTATTACATGGACATGAATTGTTTGGTGGAAGTGGTGGAGTTAATCCAGCTCGAGGTACGTTTTTAAAAACTTTAGAGAATGTGGTTGTTGGACATTATCATAAAACAAGTTCTAATACTGAAGCTTCAATGTATGGGGATGTTTTTAGCGTTCATTCAGTTGGTTGTTTGTGTGGTAAAACTCCTTACTATATGCCAATAAACAAATGGAATACAGGATTTGCCTACTGCGAATTAGATATTAAAACAGGTAATTATACTTTTTACAATTTAAAAATTATTAACGGAAAAATATATTAAAACCTAATTTTAACACAACATTAAAACCTAATTTAAACACTAACTTATGACAGGATTAAGACACGCACTCAAAGAATACTTTATGGTTCATCAGATAGCTGGTAGCAACCCGATATTAGCATTCGATAACTTAAAACAACAGTATGTGGTTTTTTGGTACTTTAAAAAAAATACTATAATTAATCTTGGTTATGAAATAATATTATAGTATATTTGCAATAGTTATGGTTTGTGCGAACCTTTTAATAACTACTTATTTAGCCTATTGCTGGCGGAGCGCACACTCCAAAAGCATTAGGCTTTTTTAATTTAATTATGGCTAAACTAGGTTATACATGGTACCCAAAGGACTGGGGCAATTCAGATAGTGTTTTCGAATTATCTTTATGCGAACGTGGATTATATAGAGAATTTATTGATTTCGCAATGTTAAATGATAATAAAACTGAAATAAAAAAAGATGTTTGGCTTCGTAAATTTTCAGTTTCGATAAATGAATTAAATTTAATTTTAGATAAATTATTGCTGTTAAATCTTATTGAAATTAAAGAAAATATATTATTCATTCCAAGTTGCGAAAGTCGTTTAAACTTAGTACGTGGAGGTAGTATTGGAGGTAAAAAAAGTAAGCCTATACCGAAGCCTATAGTGAAGCCTATGCCGAAGCCTATAGCGAAGCAAAGAGAAATAGAAAGTGAAATAGAAAGAGAAATAGAAACTAAAATAGAAAATAAAGTAAATATAAATTCAATACAAAGTTATTTTAAAGAATTACCAACCTCAACTAATTTTGAATTAATTGCTATTGCTTTAAATATTCCAAAAGATAAATTAACTTTAAAAATTGCAGATTTCAAGAAAACATCTAAAATTGATTATCTTAACTTTAACGAATTTTGCAACCACTTTAAGAACTGGGCCAATAAAAACAATTCATCTAACCTAAAACTAAAAACTTCATTTAAATGATTCCAGCAAATACAAAATTAGAAGGTCAATTCCTCGGAGGATTATTAATTAATTCAAGTGAATTCAAATATATTCAAGAACTTTTTCACGAAGAGTTGTTTTATGATGAAAAAAATCAATTAATTGCAAAAGCTATTTTAAGCTTAAATAACGCATCCAAAAATATTGACCTTATAAATGTATCAAACGAGTTAGAAAGTACGCTTAAAATCAACCCTATTAGCTTTTACGACCTATCCTTGCTTACTAATGATGCTATCCTAAATAGGTTTGATGAGAAAATACTAATTCTTAGTGAATTTTACATTAAAAGAAAAATGATGTTTAAGCTTTCAGAACTGTTAGAAAAAACCCAAGAATCAACAAGTGATGTATTTGAACTTTTAGCTGATAACGAAAAAAATACAAACGAAATATTTAACAAAATTTCTATTAGTAAAACTTTTACTGCCTTAGATTGTGCTATTGAAATGGACCAACACTTAGATAAAATTGATAAGTTAATGGATGGCGAGTTGATCGGTTGTGATACTGGTTTTAGTGAACTTAACAAACTTACTTCGGGTTGGCAGAACTCCGATTTAATTATATTAGCAGCTCGACCTGGAATGGGCAAAACATCCTTAATGCTTAAATTTGTTAATTCGGTATTAAATCAAAATAAGTCGGTTTTAGTGTTTAGTTTAGAAATGTCAAAGCTTCAACTATATGCGAGGATGTGTTCACAAATAACCAGCATTCCACTTTATAAATTTTTAAAAGAAAAAATGAATCCTTATGAAAAAGAACTATATAAAAATGAGACTTTTAAGTTATCGAACTCACAATTATTCATCGAAGATAAAAGCGGAATAAGTATAAATTTTATTAAAGTAAAGGCACGTAAATTAAAAAGAGATAAAGATATTAGCATGATAGTTATTGACTACATTGGACTTATTGACAAAGGTAATAACAACAAAAGTACAAACGATCAAGTTGCGGAAATATCAGGAGCATTAAAAGGACTAGCAAAAGAGTTAAATATACCGATTATATTATTAAGTCAGTTAAGTAGGGAAGTTGAAAAGCTAAATGATAAAAGACCAATGTTATCACATTTAAGGGATTCGGGAGCTATTGAACAGGATGCTGATATGGTTATATTTATTTATCGACCTGAGTATTATGGAATAATGGATGATGGAGCTGGTAACTCAACTATTGGTAAGGCAGAATTGATAGTTGCTAAACATCGGAATGGAGCATTAAGCGATATAATTGTTAACTTTAATGGAAATTGTACAAACTTTTATTGATATGAATAAAAAAATTAAAGTTAAATATTTAAAACTTGGCAGAGAAAATATTTGGGGACTGGCTCATTGCGGACTTAATCTTATCGAACTTGATGTTAGATTGAAAGGTAAAAAGCATTTAGAAATATTAACTCATGAAAGTTTACACATACTTTTACCCGAACTTGAAGAAGATGACATTGTGAAGCTCAGCGTAATATTAACTAAAACTTTATGGTCGGAAGGGTATAGAAAGATAGATAACAATAATGATATGCAATTACAAGATGGAAGTAAGTAATATTATCCACAAAAACAAACTTAATGTAGAAACTAACCAACAAATAAAATATGAATTACG